GAAGTCCCAACCCTCCGGCGCAAACTCCGGGTTGAACTTCATCCGCATGTCTTCTTCAAATCCGAACTGGTGATAGAAGTGGTTGAGATGCCCAGCGTAGCAGTCCAGTGTCCTGCCGCCGTTCTCAATCGCCTGCACCATGGCATAGGCGCCCGAACCCTTGGGCCCGCCATTGTTGAACACGTTCTGCACGTCGCCTTGCGGATCGACGCTCACCCCTGCGGTGGAATCCTTGTTCATGAACAGCTTGTGGCCAGCCAACTCCTCGGCGGGATGCGCCGAGAGGAATTGCTGCCGGGTGGACTTGTCGCGCGCGGCCACGAATTCTTCTGGCGCTGCCTTGTGGAAGTCGCTCGGCTTCTTGTTGGCGAGCGAGCTTAGCGCCTTGCGCGATAGCTCTTCCTTGGTGGGCGCCTCACCGCCACCACCCGGACCGAATTGTCCCTTGTTCTCGGGCTTGCCGCGTGAGTGGTTGGCTTCGTTCCAGAGTGCGTCGATATGATCGGCCAGCCTGCGCAGCCTCTCACTGTCAGACGACGGTCGCGAGTTGGGCGGCGCCAACTGCTTGGGTGGTCCACCGGGAGGGCCACCGGGAGGACCATCGTCGCCACCATCCTCATCGTCCGGAGGCTCCAGCATCGGCGGCTCCACCGGCATCTCTTGGTTCTCGATGGCCTCTTGGATCGCGGCCTCCAGCCCCGGATAGGTGCCGTCCTCGACCAGCTGGTTGCACCTGCCCTTGACCAGCGCCTCGAACGGGATCAGCCCGGTGTTGGCATCAACAGCGGCAGCATCTGCCTTGGTCTTGGCAATGGTGGCCTTCTGCGCATCGTCCATCTGCCACAGCGGATTCCACGTGTAGTGGATGTCCTTGTCGTAGCTTCCCAACGCTGAGCGCTGCAGCGCCATGTCGAGCTTCTCTAGTGCGGGACGCAGACGCAATTCCTGATCGGAGGCAATGCGGTCGTAGTAGTTTTGCAGATCGCTGTCGCCGGTCGCGTTCAATCCTGCAGGTGACATGCCGAGGAAACGCGTCGCAGGAATATCGGCCGCACCCGCTGCGATCTGCAGATACATCTGCAGCACCTCGGGCATCCCGGTGAGGTTGACACCGATGCGCTCCCATTCCTCCTCGGCATCCATCACGATGGCATTGATGACCGACTTGGCAACGTTGGCCTCGGAGAACCGCTTGATCAGCTTGTCGGTGCCCTTGGCGGTCGAGAATATCTCAGTCAGTCCGGGTATCTTGATCACGTCGAACTTGGCTTCGGCAATCAGTGAAGCGACGCTGCCCATGACAGTGCCCGCACTGTTCACCGCATCGTGGATCACCTGCAGCAACGGATCGCCCCAGCCGAAATTGATCATCGGGTCCGGCGCATCGAGACCAGTGAGACGCACCATGCGCGAGGGATGTATCTTCACCTCGTTGAGCAGCTGCTTGTTGGGCGTGTTGGCGCCGCCTTCACTGCGCAGGATGTAGTGCTCGGGCTGCCCGTAGTAGGGCGATGAGATATCGCGGATCATCTCCTCGACATGCAGCTGCCACGGCGCCAGCACGTGAATGAACTTGAGCCCGTCCTTCTTGATCTTCTCGGGGTCCAACTCCTTTTCCATGTTGCCGTCAACGCCGATCAGCATGCAGGCGCCGCCATAGAGCCGAGCTTTCACCATGGCCTGCTGCAGTTTCAGCTGCAGCTGCAATCTCTTCTCGGTGGCTTCGAGCTTCTCGATCTGGTCAGCCTCGGCCTGCCACGCCCGCCACTCACGCGTTGCGTCGAACGCCGGGATCGAGATCGCCTTGCGTGCGATCCAGTCCGACTTGAACGAGGATTCCAGCTGCTCGCGCGTCCACAGCACGGTGACATATCTGGACGCAGTGAGCTTGTCGCGGCCGGGCACGCCCAAGCCACTGAGGAAATTGCTGAAGGTGTCGAACAGGTACATGGCTATCGGTTCACATGATTGACGGCGGATTGCATCTGCAGCCACAACGTTTCGCGCACATACATGCGGCGGCTATCGTTGCTCATCAGGGTGTCGTGGCGACCGAGCTTGGTCAGGATGTTGCGCGGAATATGTCGAGGGGCGAGTGAATTATCATCTGGGACTACGACCACCTCGACCTTGTCAATCATCGCCGGGCTACCGGTGTGATGAGTGCGGTGTAGGGACTAGGTGCATCGCCTCCACCACCTAGTGATGGCATCGTTGGTATCAGCGCCACCTTGAATTCGCGGCGCTCCGATTGCGGTACTGACGATCTGAACTTCATGAACGCGGTGGCTCTCCCGAGATCGGCAGGCACAATCACACTGGAGCCGGGCACTACGGTCTTGATCGTCGCGGCAAAGCCGTCGAACTGGTAGAGATCGCAGAACGTCTTGCCATCGGGCGAAAACTGAAACGACAGGTTCGCCTTGTCCCACCCTTCCGGAATGGTGATGCAGACCAGCTGGCCTGCGCAGCAATCAATCGCATCGGACAGTGACTCGCCTGCCTCGATGGTGGGGCCGTTCAGGACTTGCAGCATGGGTCAATCCTTGCGTAATCTGTTCACAATGCGTGGAGGGTTTGTGCACCCCCGATGAAGCGCAGGTGGCAAGCCCGGACGTAAAAAGGCCAACGCCGCACCCTGTTAGCCGGGCCTGCAGGGTGCGGGCTCTACTGGCACTTCCTTGTTGCCGCACCTCGGGCAGAACGGCAGACCCTTGGCGAATGTCTTGATGGTGATCGAGCGGGTCGCCTTGCACGCAGTACAGCGCAACAGCACGCGCTCGATCTTCTTAACCATTGCGCACGCGCGCAAGCTCGCGCTCGATGTCAGCCAAGATGTCCTCACGCGGTCGCTTCGGTGGCAGGCCTCGCGATAAGGCTTCAACCTCGATGATCAGGTTGATCAGCCCGACATGCTTATCCGCTGACATCGTGTTGGCGGCGACCCTCAAGGCGCGCTGCTTCATGATCTCGACAGCGTCCCTGATCTCGTCGTCGGTCATCTTCTTTCCAGCCACGGCGGCAATTCCTCTGGCACGTTGGTGCACTTGGTCAGCTTGATCTGATCAGCGATGGGCTGTGCCTCCCACTCCCACGTCATGCCGTTGCGCGCCTGCTCCTTGAGCCATTCGCGCCAGCTTTCATCGCGCGGGGTCTTCCACAGGTCGATGAAGAGCGTGTCGTGCTTAGCCATCGTCGTCGCCCAGATACGCCAGCGCCTCGCGCAATGCGTCCCTCACGTCGTCGAAGTCTGCCTGCGCGGGCGATAGCCCCTCGGTCTTGTGCTCGGTGTCGTAGCTGTAAAGCTCGACCGATCCATCTCTCACAACAACAATCATGGCTTCGGCTTCTCAGGTTTTTTCCAACGGTCCAGCGCGTCCATCAGCTTCAGCGATGGCACCTCCTGCCCGCTCCACTCCCCGGTGGTGGCGTGCACGGCCAGACGGACGGCGCACCAGTACACCAACTCGCGCGGCATGGCCCATGCGATGCGCGCCCAGATGTTGTCGCGGTCAAAGGTGCGGCTCATTCTTTCCCATGTCTCTCGGTGAAGCCGTGTTCACGCTCGGCTGCCTGTCGCGCTGCAATGGCCTCGTCTTGTGTACCGAACGTGCCCAGCCAGATTGTCTTGTTGTTAACAATCGACAACGTGCATGCTGTTGAACGCTGGCTTGCCTGCGTAGCGAGTATTCCACCAATCAAGATCGCGCTTCTTCCAAACAAACAAACCGGTGCTCGGGTTGTAGCTCAGATGCTCGCGTGCTATCTCTTGTGTAAGTTGTGTTTTCATCCAACCCAATCTAAACTTGAATCGTACTTGCGCATGCTCTCAGCGAGTTTGTTAAACGCCCCCGCCGTCGCGTCCACCTGATCTTTATACTTTCCTAAAGGGAATTGCTCGTGCTCATCGAGGAACGCCCTATTCCATTCGCCTGCTACCAGTGAGACATCGCCATTCTGCACGGCACCGGCGTACGGCTCGGCGCGCACTTCCTTGGCGCCGGTCACCTTGTCGGCAAAGGCGCCGAACTGCTTGAACCTGCGGATCGAGGCCTCGGCACTCTCCTTGCCGCCTGAGCCCGGCTCCTGCTCGAACCAGATCGAGTATTGCCTGCAGGAGGCGTCATCGGCCTCGGCGGCCTGCATCAGGCGGCGCTCCCGCTCCAGCACCGGCCACTGCCCCCGCAGCATGTCTTCCACCACGGTGGTGCCGTCCCGCATGTCGTGCACGAGGGCGGCTGCCGTATAGGCGCCATCCTCCTCGGTCGATGCCTTGTCCACGTAGCGGATGCTGCGGCGCACCTGAGAACGGTTGAAGCTCGTGATGATCTTGAACCGGTCCACCGGAAACATGTCACCACCGGCGGCAATCGGTGTCTGTTGATAGACGCTCTGCCAGCCTGCCTCGGTCAGCACCTTGCGGCGTTCATTGAGGAACGACAGTGGCTTCAGCTGGGGAAACAGCGCCTCGCCCTTGTTGCGGTGCTTCTCATCGCGCTCGGCAATGGCCGGATATCGCAGCACCTTGGTGTTGGGGAAGTGCTCCAGCCACCTGCCTGCCGGATCGTCGAGGTGCCACCTCGTCATGATCATCAGGAAGCCCGCGTTGTTGGAGAACCGGCCGAAGAAGTCGTCGGTGAACCAATTCCACGTCTTGTCGCGCACGGTCTTGGACGATGCCTCGGCGCGGCCCTTCATCGGGTCATCGACCACCCCGAGGTCGAGCCCCATGCCGTTGATCTGGCCCATCACGGTGGTGTTTCGGAAGCCGCCCTGATGGCCGACATATTCCAGCACCGAGCTATTGCGCATCCACCGGCCCGAGCCCTCCATCGCGGTGTTGGTGTCGTTCAGCTTGGTCTTCCTGAACGCCAGCTTGTAGTTGGGGCTGTCGAAGATGCGCTGCAGCGACAGGTTCACCCGGACGCCGAGGTCTTCCGAGTAGCTGGCAAAGATGGTTTTCAGGTCCGGGTTCATCCCGGCCACCCATGCCACGAAGTCGCTCACCTGCTCGGTCTTGCCGTGCTGCGGTGGCGCCTGCAGCACCATGGCCGGGCGCTTGCCTGCGACAAGGTCGTCCCAGAACGTCATCAGGTGCTTGGCAACATCCTCTTGCCACCACGCGTCCAGCATCTTGGGCCGGATCAGGCGCCTGAAATGCTTGAAGTGCTTGCGGGCATTGGAGCCTGCCAACTCCTCAGTCAGCGCTAACTCGGTCGAGTTGAACTCAGTCTTGACTGGAAGAAACTGGACCATTGTCTGCATCCGCCACGGCGTCTTCTAGAGCATCGGCCGGGACGTTGGCCTCCAGCAACAGCTTTTTGCGTAACTCGGCGCGGTCGAACTCGCCGTTTCGGTAGTCTCTGATGATCTCGTCGGCCTCGGTCAGGTCTAATAGCTGGGTGGGGTCAATCTTGGTTGGCGTCCTCCAACGCATCTTCGAACTCCTCCTCGTTGTCGATCTCGGGTGGGTTGAGCAGCCGGATGTCGATACCCCGGCTTTCCAGTTCACGGCGGATTTCCTCGACGCTGCGGTAGGTCACCTCTACCCGCACGTCGGTCTGATTGTTCTCCTGCACCGGGATCAGGCGCCCGAGCAGCATGCAGAAGGTGCGGCTGTCGTCACGTGCCACGCGTCTAAGATACCCGATCAGCTTGCCCGTGCCACAGCAATCGGAGCCCTCCATCTCGGCGGCGATCATGATCGCTTCCTTGAGCACGCGGGTGACGTGATTGCCCGAGCCGATCTTGCGGCCGCCCTTCTTCTCGTGGCCGGGTTGAAACAAGTTCTTCGGCGTCTTGGGTTGCGCAACAGCCTTGGCTGCCTTTGCCATTGTGAAGTCCTCACTAATTTAGTGGAGCGGGTTTTTTGAGGGCCTACCGGCGGTCCACGGAATCAACGATTCCGATCAGCCACGACACATGTCTCTCTCATCATCAGCGCAGGAGACCGGACGCTAATTCCATTCGACCCAGTGTATTCAGCAAAACGACCTCCCGTTGCTGGGAGGTCGCGCCTTGGTAGAGACCTTTGCATCCAATGAACAGGCCGCCGGTGACTTGGACTGCCTGTCCCTTGGTGAAGTTGGATTTCTTCGGTAGCTCGATCAGCCCGTTGCGCTCTGAGGCTTTCATCTTGGTGACGAAGTCATCGGGCAATCGTGCGGGCTCTTGGCCGTTCATCAACACCTTGGTGACACCGAAGGTGGAGAACAGCCGGTGCCATCCCTCCTCGATCAGCACGAACAGATAGCGCGGGAAGATGTAGCGCGATGACGGGATGCGGCGGCCGCGTGTGACGCGAGTGATTTTTTCGCGCGGTGCGTAGTGCGTGAAGCCTTGCCGGTCGAGATGCATGATCACTCGGCGCTCGTTCATCGGCTGTGCTTGCACCACGGTCCAGAACGTCAACGCGATGTCTCCCCGGCGATGCTTGGCGAATCACTGTGCGCACGCTGAACGACGCGCGCGGCGCCGTCAATCTGGCTCCGAGGGCACCCCGGGTTGTCTGGCACGAACGTGTCATTCGGCATGGTGCACAGGGCGCCACGCCCGAGATATCCTCCTAAGTGCTTGATATTGCTCAATATCATATATCACACGCCGCTCTTGAATACCGGGCACGGTGCCCGTATATCTAGTCCTACGGTTGGTTCATTTACCAGCCGGGCGGCACCGGGCCTCTAGCAACCCCGGCGCCCACACCGGGACCCAGCAAACCCGGCCTGAGCGCGCACCACCTCGGCGGCGGCTGTCATGGAAAAAAGCGGGTCGTCTCAGTGAGGCGGGGAAAACGTGGAAACATTTGTGCGGAGATCGCGCAGCAGGTCAGGCAGACCATCCACGATAACCCCGAAGCGGCATTGAGGCGGTGAATTCGCGGGACGCCTCATTGGCTGGCCACGCGGCTGTAACGGCCCAGACTGGGGGCCGACGTGGCTGAACAGACAGCCTCCAAACATTCACAACAAATTCCACTCGCTTACGAGCGAGTGCATCTACTTCGCGGCGCCAACCGGGACAACGCAGTTTGCAATTCAAGCCCGCAGCGCCGCGACAAGATGCACTACCAACCCACCTGCCATCAAAGGAGCAACCAACATGGCAAACCTCTCCGTTAAAGAGCACACCGTTTCCGTTTCCGAAGCAGCGATCATGCTGCGCTTCATGACCGACGCCGGTGACCCCGTGATGATCTGGGGCCCACCCGGCGTCGGCAAGTCGGACATCGTCCGCCAGCTTGGGCTGGCGACCAACCGCAAGGTGATTGAATTCCGCACCAACATTCGTGAGCCGGTTGACGTGCGCGGCATCCCGGTGCCCGACATGGTGACCGGCAAGACGCGATGGTTCGTCCCCGACGAACTGCCGCAGGTCGAGCGTGATGGCGAATTCGGCATCTTGTTCATCGACGAAATCAACACCGGCTCGCCGCAGATGATGGCGGTCATGTTCCAACTGATCTTGGATCGCTGCGTCGGTGACTACCACCTGCCCAAGGGCTGGGTGATCGTCGCGGCAGGTAACCGCGTCGGTGACCGCGCCTCGGCGCAACGGATGCCGACCGCGCTGCGCAATCGTTTCGCGCACATATTCGTCGAGGCCGATGTCGCATCGTGGACCAACTGGGCCACGGCCAACGACGTGCCGCCTGAACTGGTCGCCTTCATCCGCCTGCGCGGTCAGGACGTGCTGCACGTCATGCCGAAGGGCGATGAGAACGCGTTTCCGACTCCACGGTCGTGGACGCGCTGCGGCAAGTACGTCACGGCGCCGAAGCAACACCGCATGCGGCTATTCGCTGCCCATGTCGGTGATGCCTACGCTGCCGAGCTTGATGGCTTCATCGACCTCTACAATTCCATCGGCTCGCTCGACGACATCCTCACCAACCCGGCCGACGCGAAAGTGCCGACCGAGCCGAGCGTCCGGTTTGCGATCTGCACGGCGCTCGGTCGCATGGCCACCAAGAAGACCTTCCCGGCCATCGTCGAATACGCCCAGCGACTGCCGCGTGAATCACAAATCCTCGTGGTGCACGACGCAACGCTGCGCGATGCCAAACTAAAAAACACGGCGACCTACGGTCAGTGGGCCGTCGCCAACCAAGACTTGGTCATCCAGTGATCGAGCAGCGGCGCCAATCCCGGCGCCGCTTTTCATTCTCAAAGGAGCAACACCATGAACTCGATGCAAATCACCACGCCGTTGTCACGCAAGGCCGTTCTGGTCTCGGTCAACATCTCGCAGTGGACTGCCCGCAAGCTCGACCGCAAGGTCACCGACGAAACCAACCGCAAGTATCACGCGGCCGACGACGCCGGGCGCTACAACAAGCTGCTCATCGCCTCCGAGCATCTGGCTGAACTCACCGGCATGGTGAGCAAGGCGCGCATGCTGCACTACAAGATGACGCAGCCGTGGGCCGACGATGGCCCGCGCATTCTGCCCAACGCGCTGTTCTCGAAATTCAGTGATGAGTTTCGCACCCTGAAGCGTGAATTCAACGATGCCGCCGACCGCTTCTGTGCGGCCTACCCGGCATTCGTCGAGGAGCGCAAGAAGGCGCTGAACGGCCTGTTCAATGACGGCGACTACCCGTCGGCCGATGACATCCGCAGCAAGTTCAATCTTGATCTGACCATCCTGCCATTCCCCGACGCTGCCGACTTCCGCAGCGAGCTGGACGATGACACGGTGGCTGAGATCAGGGCGCAGCTGCAGGTCACCACCTCCACGGTGGTTGACAAGGCGATGGCGCACACGGTCGAACGGATCGTCTCGGTGGTTGGCCACATGGCCAACAAGCTGACGGCCTACTCGAACCGGGCGCCCGGCGAGTTAGGCGGCGTGTTCAGGGACTCGCTAGTCGAGAACGTTCGCGAACTCGCCGATCTGTTGCCCGCCTTCAATCTGGTGGGCGATGCCAAGCTCGATGAGATCGCCAAGCGGATCAAAGCCGAGCTTTGCACCGAGGACGCCAAGAGCCTGCGCGAAAACGACGGCGCCCGCGAAGCCGTGCAGAAGTCCGCAGACGAAATCGTTGCCGCAGTCTCCGGACTATTCGGCTGATCACTGAGTGCAGCGGGCATGTCCCGCTGCATCACAGTGACCATCAATCAACAAAGGAGCAAACCATGTCAGACCTCAACACCAAAGCGATGTCACGCATCGAGAAGGCGCGCGTCCGGTTATCACTGGAGCGCAAATTCTACGGCGTGCTGGTCGCCAACGTCGAGCCGGTGATCTCGGAAAAGTTTCCGACCGCCGCCACCAACGGCAAGCAGCACTTCTGGAATCCGAAGTTCATCTCTGAACTGACCGAGGACGAAGTGCTCGGCGTGCAGGTGCACGAATCAGAACACGATGCGCGCCATCACGGCACGCGTCGCAACGGGCGCGATCCCGAGCTTTGGAATATCGCCTGCGACTACGCGATCAACATCGACCTGATCGACGAGGGCTTCACGTTGCCGAAGGGCGCGCTGATCGACCCGAAGTATCGCGGCATGTCAGCCGAGGATATTTATAGATCGCGCGAACTGGATTCGCGGCAGCCGCAACCCGAGCCCGAGCAGCCCGGCGACGACACCAACCCGGATCAGAACCCGGACGAACCCGGACAGAACCCGGATGAGCCCGGACAGGGCGACGATGGAACCGCTGGCGAGGCCGCTGGTGAGGGCGAAGGCGATGAGGGGCAGGAAGATGCCCCCGGCGCCGGGAACTCACCCGGCGAGGCTGGCAACGAGGCTGGCGAGGCGTCCGGTGATGAACCGGGCACCGAACCCGGCGACGGCACCGGCAACGGTGCTGATGGCAAGGCGCGGCGTGGCTTGGCATGCACTGGCGAGCCACGGCTCGGCGAGGCAGGCGAGGCCGACGGTGAAGGCGAGCCGGAGCAATCCGGTTCGCCCGATCCGGCAGCCTCCGGCGATCCCGGCCAGTGCGGTCAGGTGCTGGACTCGGTTGGCGATGCCAACGAGATCGCCGAACAGGACAGCGACTGGGAGCGCAAGGTCCGGCAGGCGGTGTCGATGGCGAAGGCCGCTGGCCAGCTGCCCGGCTACGTCTCCCGCGACATCGAGCGCGCCAATTCACCGCCGCGCGATTGGCGGGATGAGCTTCGCGAATTCGCGGAGCAGGGCGCGCTCAGGGTCGAGACTTGGTCAAGACCGAACCGGCGCTTCATGGGTCGCGGCCTGATCCTGCCGTCCACCCAGAAGGACGGCGTCAACAAGGCATGCTTCCTGATCGACACCTCGGGCTCGTGCGACCAAGTCGCGCTGGCCCTCGTCAACGATGAAGCTCAGGCGCTGCTCGATGACGGCGTGGTCGATCAGGTCATCGCGATCTATGGCGACACGCGGGTTACTCGCGTGGATGAGTACAACAGCGGCGACGAAATCGAGTTCGACCCCCGAGGCGGTGGCGGCACCGACATGGCGCCGCTGTTCGACTACGTGGCAACCGAGCACGATGACGCCTCGCTGATCATCTGCTTCACCGACTTGGAATTCTACAAGTCGTGCGGTGACGAACCGCAGTGCCCGGTGCTGTTCGCCGTGCACGGCTACCCGCAGAACGTCAGGCGCCTGATGGAGACCGCCCCGTGGGGCGCACGCTGCATCGACGTTGGCGTTCACTGACAAAGACCCGGCGGCAATCGTGCCGCCGGTTTCCATTCAAAGGAGCAAGCCATGATCGTTCAGTACAACAACAAGACCTATCGCGTCAGCGGCACCACCGGTGACGTTGAGGTTCGCATCAAGCAGGGCGAACCGCGCGTCATGCAGCGCAGCCCGCGCTCGGCATACTGGCGCAGCCTGAAGCGTAGCAGTGAGACTGCGCTGCAGGTTCGCATTCGTGCTTTCATCAAGACCCCAAAGGAGCAAACCAAATGATTGACCCAACCAGACTCGACGCCAACGCAATACTCGCAATGATCGACCGTGCCTTGCACAGCGAACCAGAGCCGCCGCAGCCGCTCGACCTCAACACCGCACAGTTGATCAGCCGCCTGATCACCGCGCGCTCGGTGGCGCAGGACGGCGTCAACCGCGTCCTGAACGACGACGACGACAAATTTGATAACGCGAAGTTCAACCGCTACCGGCAGGAGCACATCGAGGCCAGCAACCAACTCGGTGCGCTCGGCATTTTCGTCAACACCTATGAGGGAGATGTCACGTGAGGTTCTATTACGTTGACGCCTGCGACGAACTCGAACTGGCTGGCGATCCCGCCCGCTATCATGCCACGCTGGCCAGCGCCAAGCTGGCCGCCCAGTGGGCCGCCAACGAGCGCGGTGGCCCCGTCGCGATAGAATGCATCTACGTGCCCGCCACCAAAGACAACGTGCTGCTCCTGCTCAATTGCTGGAGCGGCACCGAGGTCGTCAAGGCCATTGTCTACACCGTAAACCCAAAGGAGCAACACGATGACTGAGAGACCTGATCCTGTACTGATCCTGAGCGACGCGCGCGGCGTCTACATCCCGCGTGACTTCACCTCCAACGTGGCGCGCGAGCGTGTCACTGGCGTGAGCGACGAGGACTGGGCCGCACTCGCGGCCGGTCCCGATCATTCCGAGTACTGGGATGCGTGGGGCGATGTCTGCGACCACGCCGTCGTCACCGATGACAACGGCAACAAGTATCGCGTCTATCAAGAAGGCGATTGCTGGCTGATCCCAGACGGCATGACGTGGGATGATGAAGCAGATGGCTGGCGCTGGCCATGACAACCACCAAAAGGAGCAACCAAATGGACGAAATGAAATCTCACTACCTCAAGCTCGCCCGCGATCTCTACCGGGGGAGCGGCACCATCGAGCAGCGCGAACAGGCGTTGCCCTACGTCTCGTTCTGCATCGACGATGCGATGAGCGAGCGATCCATCGAGGACATGCCCGCCAACGCACGGCTGGTTGGCTGGCAGTGCGGCTTCGAGCCGCTGTTCGTCGCGGTCTGGTCTTACCTCGACGTTCGCATCGACGATGCCGAGGCCGAGGAGTTGGCCGCGTGCTATTTGGTGGAGCGCAAATGGTTCGCCGCCGGTGAGGCCCGCCCCGCTGATTACATCCTGTGAGAAAGGAGCAACCAATGACACAGGACAGACCACGCCTGATCGACAACGACGCAGGCGAAATCACCGTCTCGATCAACGGCGCCGAGGTGCGCGGCTGGTCGTATCAGAACGACAGCGAGCGGCGGCTCAAGATGCTGGTCGCTCGCGAATTCGTCGAGGGCTGGTACGAGGGATATTCCTCCGGGCTCAAGCGCGCCGGTGACATGCTGGAGGAGCGAGCATGACCGGACCCATGACCCATCGCTGCCAGCGCTGCCCGCGCGTCACCGAACTCTACTACTGCCGCGCCGTCGATGAGTATCTCTGCGAGGAATGCATCGAGGCCTTCGAGGGAGAAGGCGAGAAAGAAAACGACGACGAATAATTATTTTCGCCGACGGCGCCGCTATACTGTCGGCGTTTACGATCACGAGGCGCGCGGTTCACGCGCGTCTCACCCTATGTTTTTCCCGTGTCAAGTTTTCGAAATCGCAACAGCTGCTGCTTGTATAGCAGCGGATGCTGCACGCTGATCGCAACGTTCTGCGATTTGGCGGAAGTGCGTTTGCTATACTGTGCCCATCGTCAACCAAAGGAGCCAACCATGGCACGAAAGAAGAAAGAGACCATCGAGCAACTCGACGCGAGCATCGCGCGATGGAAGACCCGGCTACGGCGAGCGGTCAACACGCTCGGCACGCTGGAGAAGCGACGCAAGCGACTGGCGGCCAAGGTCCCGGCCTCCACGCTGGTGGCTGCGGTCAAGGGCCACATCGAGCGGAGCAAGCGCCCGCGTGCCCATGCTGCCCTCGCTGACTTCGGCGCCACGCTCGGCCCGGCGATCAGGGAGGCTGCCGAGGATGCCGGTATGCCCTTGGTCAAGGTCACCTCGCACCCGGTCACCAACCCGAACGATGTCAAGCTGACGTTCGAGCCGGTGCCTGATATCCCCGACTTTCTGAAGCGGGCAAAGGAGGCGGCCGCCGATGAGATGATCGACGCCGCAGCCGAGGCAATCCGCGAGGAGCAGGCCGCCACCAAGAAGGCCAAGGCGGCCGGGCGCATCGCCAAGATGAAGGCAAAGAAGAGTGGAGAAACCAAAAGAATGCCGGTCAGCGGCAAAGCAGCACTGGACCTGATCCGCAACGGCTGACATTAAACTCAGCCCGGCAGCAATCCCGCTGCCGGGTTTTTCTTTTCAAAGGGAGCAAACATGAGCAGCGACTACGACGCCGGGCGCAAGGCCGGGCGGGACGAACTACGCAGGGACCTGCAGCCGCTGGTCACTGCCGTGCAGGATACCTTGCTGATGTTCGAGGACATCCGCCGGGCCCGCCAGCTGCCGCCCTACGGCAACGTGGTGGAGCAATACATCGCCATGGGCAAGCAGCTGCGGCGCCTGCTCGACGCCTCCGGGCTCAAGATGGTGCACGAGCAGGAGCACCTGCCGTGACCCCGACCGAGATGGCCCGGACCATCCTGACCAGCATCGAGACCGCGAGGGCCGTCATGGAAGACGGCCCGACCGGCTACGTGCTGCACACCTGCGACTTTACCCAGTTCATCTGCAGACGCGGGGCGGTGCTGCGGCTTGACACGCCGTTGTCAGACGATGTCGCGGTTCTGACGCATGCCTCGGCGACTGTGACGCGGCGCTTCTGGAATACAGGCGCCGACGACGTGTACCACCCGAGGCTCTGCATCTCGCTGCGACGCGAGGCGCTGGTCTCCTACTGCGACCGGCAGCAACTCCTGCTCGATACCCTGATCGAGATGGGCGCGCTGCCGCAGCAAGAAAGTGCGGCCTGATGCCATGTTACCCGAGGATATATGGCTGATGTCGTTGGCGGCGCTGTTTGCCGCCATCGTCATCGTGACGCTGTTTCTGTTGAACTACTACTGACCAAAGGAGCAAGCCTGCAATGAACGACCAAGACATGACTGCGCTCGTGGCGTGGCTTCGGCAACGCAAACGAGGGCAGCAACCCGCGTCACAGATCACCATGATGGTGATCGAGTATGCGGAGAGCATCGGCATCACGATCACCGATCAGGATGCCGTCGATCTGTTTCACTTCATCAACCACCAAAGGAGCATCCTGCAATGACTGAGCTATTAAAATTCATAGTGTTCTGCCACGTCGTCAACAACGCACCGTCCGGCTTCGACTTCAAAGACTTCCTGAAGGGGCTGTTCAAGATCGCGGTGTTTCTGTTTCTGGTTTCCGTTGCCATCGGCTTTGGCTGCTTTATGGCCGAACAAATCTTCGGCCCGCAGATATGGGGCAACAAGGCACACGGCCAGACCATCAACCGCACCTATCAGGACAACATGGGGCGCAACACCGGCCGCTCCTCCACCGACACGCGAGGCAACACTACGTTCTACAATGAGCGCGGCCAGAACACCGGCCGGTCGAGTACGTCAAACGGCACGACCACCTTCTACAACGAGCGCGGCCAACAGACCGGCGCCACTAAGGAGCAGCGCAAATGATTAAGATGAGGTGGCTCGTCACGGAAGGCGACCCAAGAGTTCACATCTTTCTAAACGACGATGACGGCAACGAGAAAGGAAAAATCATATTAACCCGAGATCGTCTGTGCACGATGCTGGTCGCGATTGACCAGCACAACCCGCCAAAGGACACGCCGCAGGTTCATCATTTCTTGGACGATGAGCCGCAACAGGAGGGAGCACCGCGAGATGACAAGTGAAAAAATGCAGGAGCGTATCCTGCTTGACCTTGCCAAGCTGACGGTTGATCGCGTCCGCAAGCAGGTGGTGCTGGTCACTCAGGTGCTGGAAGACGAAACCGACACCGCCGCGATCATGCTGGCCGTCGCCTCCGACATGATCGCAGGCGCGGCCTATCACATCGACATGAGCGAGGAGGACATCACAGAAGAGCAGGCCATCTGCCGGGTCTTCGACGCCATCCTCGGCACCCTCAACGCGAGGGACAAGGCCGCCGTCCGCAAACTCATCATAAGGGAGAAATCAAAATGATCTGGCGCCTCTTGGTATCGGTGCTGGCGATCACTGACACCGGCGGCATTGCCGTCACGTCCGAGAATTCGAACTGGCCCAGCGAAGATCAATGCCAGTGGGTGTTGCGCAGTTTCTACCAGAACCCTCCGTCGCAGGAGATCGGCGGACACCGCGTCACCATGAAGGTCTCGGGAAGCTGTGTCCCGGTGGACTTCGGTCCAGCTGGCGCCGCGCTCGCCAATGGCGGATACATCCGTGTCCCGCCTGAGCTTAACCAAGGCCGCTACGGTGGCCCACCCTTCACGAGGTAAGAGGAATGCACAATGACCGGCAACGAATACCGAGCAGCGATCCGCAGACTCGGCCTGTCTCAGGCTGGCGCCGCAAGGCTTCTCGGTGTCAACGAGACCACGTCACGGCGCTGGATCAAGGACAAGCACCCGATCCCGATCAGCGCTGACTTGCTGTTGCGGGTGATGGTGGCGCACCGCATCACGCCTGAAAACGTCATGCTGCTCAGCACCAAAAAACTGAAATGAAAAAGGCCCCGTCTGTCAGCAATGACAGGCGGGGCCTTTTTTTGTGTCCAAATCCCCTAGCTAGAGATTCGTTCTTAGCCGCCCTGCTTCGGTTCGTCCAGCTGTGCTTCCTGCGACAACTGGTCTGCCTGCTGCTCGGCTTCGGTGAGCGCCTGATCCATCTGCTGCTCGTTGCCGCGCGCGTCCCTGATCTTGCCGATGGTCTGCCTGAGCTTCTGGATTTTCTGCGCCGTTTCCCTGATGTTCATTTTGTTGTTTCCTCCGGGTGACGCCTGACAGGATGTTGTCAGGCGTGAGATACGCAGACGGGCGACAGGCTTTCACCTGCCGCCCGCCCGGTCCAATGCTCAAGGTCGAGTAAAGGAGCAAACCTCACCGAGCCTCATCACCGCCGAGGCGGTGGCGCATGGAAGCGCAGAACATAGACACCTATCAGTGCTCCGGCAACCCCGGCAGCTTCTTGATCGAGATGGAAAGCAAATCCCCCGACTGGATCGCTGGCCGCTCGGTGCCAACCCAGAGCGATAACCCGAGCCGCTTGATCACCAGCCACCATCCGCTCGACCGTTCTTCGACTGTGGTCGCCACCTCTTCGAACTCAAACCGACTCTCTGGTCTCTCCGCTAAACTCATGGTGGGCTCCATTATTGCTTCTGCTGTTTGCCTCCTCCCGCGCCCGCTCCAACGTATGCAGCACCGCGACCATCACCGAGGTCTTGGTGGTTGCGTCGTCCTTCGTCATCCGACCTTGATCAATCATGCGCAAGTATGTCCGCCTGCGCATCTCAATCTCCCGGCGGACCTCGGCTATCTGATCCGGCAGCGTTGCCATATGAGTTACACTCATTGTTGCTCTTCCTTTTCATAAAACCCTCCATTCAACCAAGGTGCAATTAACTCCCGAACGCATTTCGTGCGTCACCCGATACAGCGCGATCTGACGATCATACGTCGCCTCTAATTGCTGCCGCTCGTGCTCGATGTCGTCGTCTCGAACTGACGTAGTGAACCAGAGCGAGGTCTTCTCCAGTAGTTCTATCGGCTCCACTGACTGGTCCAATTCACATTCTCCTTCGCTTTGGCTTTGGCGTATGCAATCTGCCGAGACTTGATCCAGCTCAACGTATCGGGCGATGGCGGCAGCGGAATGACCTCGCCCACCGCTGGCCAAACCCCGAAGCGCTCGCGGTACTGGTTCGAGGCCCAGCCCTTCTGATAGCCCTGTCGGCGCCCGTAGAACTGTAGCTCGGCAAGGAAGATGCGTTTCTCCTCCATGCTCCAAAGAACCGGCGGCACCGGCTTCGGCTTCGGCGGCGGCTTCAGCGCGCGAAGCTCGCCAGCGTCCGGCTTGATCTTGCTGACCGCCTGCGCCACGAAGCCGCAGCCCGGACACTGCGCCATCTTCGGTGGCTTCAGGTAGGCGCACTTCGGGCATTCCTTGGGCAGCCGGATGCCCTCGGTGCGGTTCTCGTGCTCCGGTGTCTTGCCCTTGCGCAGCCCGGTGTAACTCTCATCAATGTCGGTCACGAAGCCGAGCCGCATGTGGTTGTCGCTGTGATCGAGGATCAGGCAGTCGTCCTTGCCCGGAGCATTGCGCAGGCCGCGCCCGATGATCTGGGTGAACAACATGTCGGAGCGCGTTGGCCTGCACATCACGATGCAGCGCACATCCCAGTCAATGCCGGTGGTCAGTGTGCCGACGTTGCACACCACCTGATATTCACCGTTGTGGAATTTCTCCCTGACCGCCTTGCGGCCCTCGACCAACTCGCGACCGATGATGATGCCGTCCTTGTCCTTCAGCTTGCGCCATTTGCTGGCGTCTGGCGTGTCGCCGTCCTGATAGCCGCACTTCACCCCGGCAGCGATGAACTGTTGCTGCAGTGCCTTGGCATGCAGCCGGTCAACGCCATAGCACAGCGTCGGCCGTCCCTCGCCCAGCTGCAGCCACGTCTGCACCGCGTCACCGGTCAGCCGCGAGGTGTTCATGCGCGCGGCCAATTGCTTCTCGTTGTAGTCGCCTGCCGTCATCTTGATGCCTGACAGGTCAGGGTGCGTCGGCGCATAGACCCGGAACGGCGACAGGTGCCCGGCGTCGATCATGCCTTGCGTGGTCGAGGCCTTATGGAAGTGGTCGAACCAGTCACCGAGCCCCTTGGTCCACGGCGTCGCGGAGAGACCGATGAACGGCACGTTGGCCCATTCCGGCTTCCAGAAATCCTTGGTGCCTACCCAGCGCTCGTAAAACTTGAACCAGATGTGGCACTCGTCGATCAGCACCACGTCGGCCTTTGGAATCTGCCGCTTCATCAGTGTTTGTACACTAGCGATCTGGACCGGCTGCACCCAATCGTAATTCGGGTTGTCGGCTTGGATCACGCCGACCTCGGTGATGCCTTGGCTGGCGAACATCGCCATGGTCTGGTCGATCAGGTCGAGCGCTGGCACCGTGAACAGCACACGCTTCTTGCGTTGCAATGCGCTGTTCACCAGTGCGGCAGCCAGCACCGTCTTGCCGAAGCCGGTTGAGGCCTGCATGCAGATGCGACGGCGCCCCTCCTTGACCGCGTCGCGTAACGCCTCCAGCGCATCTTGCTGGTCGTCTCTCAATGTCTTCATCGTTTTGCTCCTTTTTTTAGCCCGGCTAAATCAGCCGACTCCCATCGCCCAGTCTTCTGTCAGCATGTCCTCCTGCGTTGGCGTCCACGGCACACAGACGCCGCTGTCCATCTCACCCGACTGTTGATAGATGAAGGGCCGCGTCATCTTGGAATGGTCGTCCGGCTTCTGAATCATCAGGAAGATGCCGCGCGCCCATGACTGGCGATACACGCTGTCGCCACCCTTCATCGTGTGAATTGCACCACCGAAATCCATCACCTCAACTCCTTTTTGATCTCTTCGGAAAATTTCAACATCATCGGCCGCACCGCCTTCTTGTCCTCGGGCGTCATCTGCTGAACCGCGTGAGCGATGCACCAGAGACACGAGAACACCGCATCGGGGAGCCGCTCCCGCTGCAGCACGTCACCGATACGCTCGGACAATTCTCGCAGGTACTTCGCTCGATCAGCGGCGTAGCTTACTGGATCATCCGGCATCGGCCATCTCCTCGATCTGGACCGTGAGCGTTGGCTCTGCGGTGCGAGCGACCTTGCCAACGGCGTCAGGGATGGCGCCGACAACCCACATCAAATTTGACTCGCGAATCCACGCTACCGCCGTGTCGGCGCCGATCAAATTGGCCTTCAGGGCAATGCCGATGGTCTCAAGATCGGCGTTCATCACCCGGCAACGCAGCGCTCCGGCGCGCAGGGCCTGCAGTAAAAACTCGCGGTGGGATTCCTCCTCATCCATTTCGTTTGCTCCTTTGCTTCCGCTTCTTCTGCTCCTTCATCTTCTCGGCCATCCAGCTTCGCTGCTTGATGCCCCATGCTGGACGGCAGGCCTCGCACATCGTTGACCAACCGATCTGGTTGGTATCGACCTCGTGCTCAACATCGCACTTCGTGCATCGCATGACGGTCAAGACGCGGCTCCTTTCGCTGCAGGCACATCCAGCAAATCTCCTTGCCGTCGTTGCTCTCGCGGAGGGAGTAGCGGGATAATTTTAGCCCACCGGTCGATGCCATTCGGCAAAGCGTGTCTCCGTCATTCCAGTAGTGGGCCTTTGGTTTTAATCCTCGCTTCCTGACGAGAAATTGTTCGCTCACGGTGTGCTCCTTTTGGTTGTGGGCCATCAGACTCTTTCAACAACTACTACTGTCTTCTTTTTCCTTACTTCCTTCACTGGTAGCCTCTGGCTAAGGTTTCCCCCACTTACTCCCCACAGTAGCGAATCCCAGTGTTCGCCATTGCTCCCGCAGACCGCTGAGAAACCCAGCGGAGAGAACAGGACTCAAGGAGCAGGTGGGGAAAACTGCGCTGTACACGCGCCGCTCGTCCGGGCTCATTGCAACCACCAATCGCGCACCCGGACCGGCAATGAATGCCGCTCCCATCACGTTGATGACCGGAACTTTGTTTTGGCTGGGGGCTTGAAGGCGCTGTGCTTGACCATTATGGTTCGCACAGGCGATCCAGCCTTTGCTCTGAACAAAGGTGTCGGATTATGAGGGTCAAGGCTCGTGTTGCGCAGCCTTGGCCCTCGCTGTTTTCAGGATGGGCCGCGAGCATCGCCGCCGTCAAACTGAATCTGACTCCGTCCCCCAAAAAAAATGTCCGCTACCCGACACTGGAATCGCTTGCCACAAAATCTCGTGGCAGGTCACGCGAGGCCTACGATATTTTGGGGAAGCATTTCTGTCTTAGTCGCGCAGCTAAATCTCACTTTCAAATTACACGCGCGTGTCACACAGAATCTGTGAATTCTTCGCAGTGCAACTGGACAAGTGATTCGCGCGTTGGTTAAAGGCGGACACTAACCCCCCACCCTTAATGTCCAACCAAAGGAGTTGTTGATGACGGACGCGACCCAGAGCAACACCAACCACACCCTTGACCGGCGCCGGGAAGAAAAAGCCGTCGAGCATCTGGTGCAGGATGGCGCCACCCGGTTCACCGAACTGGCCACGGCGCAGATGGAAGTCTGGCAGCGCCAGATGGCACTGGGAAATCAGATCGTTTCCTACTGGCACGACGCATTCAATATCGGTCAGCAGTCGCTCACGCGCCTGATCGACAACGCTCAGCAGCAGACGCGCAAGGCATCTTGATCTTCTGTTGACTGAAGCAGGACCGGCGGCCTTCGAGAATTCAGCCCCCTATTACCCTTCGAAGGTTGTCGGTCCGCGCTTCGGATAAAACAGCGGCGTTGATCTCGCCGCGATCTGCGGATCGAGCCAGCAACATTGATAATCCCACAGCGCGCAGGCATCGCTCTCGTCGGTGGTGCCACACATCCAGCCCATCGCCTGACAGCGCTCCAGCACCATCGGCTTGGCAATCGAGGCGCGCAGGTTCTGGCCGATGAAGTGACAGCGCACCTGTGACGCCGTGGCTTCGCGCAGATCGCATCTGCCGTGGGCCCACTCCTCCAGATGCTCAGCCAGTCCCATCAACAACCGCGTGGTGTCGATGTTGGTTTTGCCGCCCATGTGCATGCTGAGCGCCGGTGACTCATAGACGATCAAGTCCGGCATCTCACCGCGTTTGCCCCACGTGATATCGAGCCAATTGCGAAAGGCGCGATAGGTCTCGGCGCGCGAGGAGCCCTTCTTGGTGAAGCGCAGGTGGCCGAACTCCGGCAGGTGACCGGGAGCACCGAACGCCCAGCCGGTTGTCGTTGCGAGATCGAGCGCTAGTACCGTGCCGGTGAAGGTTCTCATGGCTTTGGCAACGGCGCCGTCAGCACAACATAAACGTCGGTCTCCCTGCCGTGGCTTGGCAACGTCTTCATGTGCTTCCGCTTGCCGTTCTCTATGATGCGCCGCTGCTTGATCGCTTCCATGATCATGGCGCCCCATGCGTTGTGATGGTGCGGCTTTTCGAGACCTTTCATTCGCAGCCTGATCCTGATGTCCTCGGCGGTGCCCTCGAAGCCGGGGATCAGATGCAGCGCCATCAGCGCGCGACGCTGCCAGTTGCCGCCGTGCTCGGTGACACGGCGCAGCGCCTCATCGCGGAGCTTCTTGGTGTCCTCGGGATCACCGTCGAATAAATCATCCATCCGCAACCTCGTTCAGCTTGATGAATTCAACCTTCTCCATCGGGCAGCAATAGACCTGCTCGGCAACGCCAGTGTTGGACGGCACGCGCTCGACAATATACCACGTTGGCTTGGTCGATCCGTAGATCACCGCCGCATGAGCGAAGTCGATACTCACAACCGCGTAGGCGTAGACCACGCCGTTGCGATCAACCGCAGGGACGTTGCTGACGAAGACATGCGGATCAGGCCAGTCTTCGGCTGACGAAAAATGGCGCTGGCGATGCTTGACCTCGACACGCAGGCGCCGGTCGTCGGTCAGGATAAACAGGTCGCCACCATCGAGATATTTCATATTCACTGCCGCACTGGGCGCCAGTCTCAGTGGCGGAATCTCCACACCGCGCCCTCGGTTGTGCTGATACCTCGCGACCGCGAACACCGCATCCGATGACGCCTTGAGGCGCTGCAAGAACCGCCCGTGCTGCTCCTCTGACCACTTTGGCACCTAGCGACCCCTGCCGCTGCGCTTCGACGGCTTGAACTGCACCACCACCTTGCCGCCCTTGCGGGTCTCGGTCTTTTTCTGCTTGAAGGCGTTGTCCATCATCTTCTTGTTAGCCTCGACCCTCGCCTCGCGCATTGCGCGCAGCTGCGCCTCGCGTGGCCCGATCTTTTTCTCGCTCATCGTCCTTCCTCCTGTTGAGTTCGTGGTATTGCTCGCACCAGCTGTCAATGTCGTCCTGCGTGTAGCCGCGCGCGTTCATCTCCTGCCAGAATGTCTCGCGCGTCATCTGGTTGTCGCCGTACTGACCGAGCAGGTAGTGCAGCGCGTCGTACTTGGTTGTCGGCTTGGTTTTTATCATCGCCTGCTCCTCGGCGCCTCGGCGCCCCAGCGATCCCAATTGACACGCACCTTGCGGGCATTCAACTCGATCTTGGGCAGCGTCGGATAATAGGCCTCGATCATATCGTAGAAGACACTCGGCTTCTCGCTGTGCCTGCCGCGCGGCGACGTGATCACCGACGCCCATTGCGTGCCCGGCGCCGGAGCCGGAATGCTGCCACGGGTACCGACCAGCAATAGCTCATGCGTATTCCGATTCCAGTATCCGGTGCCGATCTTGTCCTTGAGCCAGACCCAGTGCGATTTGTACTTGAAGCCCCAAGCCTTCATCACCTCCAGCGCCTGCGTCAGCATCGGCACTGTGGCCCAGAGAAACAACACGCAGTGCCGGGCGGCGATGCTCAGCACGTTGCGCGACTTGATGATGTCCAGCGACGAGGTGGCGTAGTGGTTGTCGGCAGCGCGATCCATCCCGGTAATGCGGGAGCGCGGTTCGAACCGCCACTCCGGGTCCGCATAGATCACGCAGTATTTTTTCTTGGGCAGCGCGCGGATTTGCTTTGCTAGTGCCTTCTCGCGTCGCGCCCTGAGCTTCTGCTTGTCCTTGGTCTTCTGGCTGATCAACCAAGCCTCCGGACATTGTGGTTGCTGTACAGGCGCAGGTGCACCCGGCAATAGCTCGACCGTGAGCCGTTGGCATCA